ACCTTCCTACTTCTGATTTGCCTTGGGCCCATGTTATGCAATCGACAGATAACCCTGCTATGCAAGGACTAGGGAACACTCCCTCTTTTCTTGTTGAAGGAAGTTGGGTTCTTGGTTTCTTTTTAGACGCAACCGAAAAACAACAACCAATAATTATGGGTTCATTGCCTGGCATACCTCAAGATGTTGCTGACCACACTAAAGGTTTTAATGACCCACGCAGTGGACAATCTACACAAGATGATTATGTCGGAACACCAACCTATGGGCCTTACCCAGGCGACCTAGAAAGTGGACATACTATAGAACAACCAGACACAAGTATGCTTGGGAGAGGTGAGAAGTCAGAAGACCATTCCTCTCTCATTGAACGAAGAATTGCACAACAATTAGAAATCCCTGTTGCAACTAAACCAAATATAGGAACTGTATCGGATACTCTAAAGACTGATGCAACAAGAGCAACTTATAATGAACCAGATGCAAAATCTACATTACCAACGGATAGTCCATACACAGCTTCTCAGTATCCTTACAATCATGTATTTGAATCTGAGAGTGGTCATGTGATGGAGGTAGATGATACTCCAGACAAAGAAAGATTACTTCGTTATCATAGAACAGGAACATTTGAAGAGATACACCCAGACGGACAAAGAGTTGTTAAGGTAGTTGGAAAAAACTATGAAATCATTGCAGACAATAATAATGTGTTTGTTAATGGTGATGTAAATTTAACAGCTACAGGTAATTACAATCATCTTGTTAAAGGTGATTATGTTTTAGAGGTAGAAGGTAACTACACAAGAAAGATACACAAGAGTGAACAAGTTAAGATTGGTGCAAGAGGTTCAGAGAAAGGTGGTGGTAATCTTGAAGAAGAAATAAATGGTAATCATTCTTTCAATGTGGTCAATAGTGTTAAGGGTGCTGTCGGTACAACTAAGACAGGAACAAGTAAAGACTTTGACATTACAATTGGTGGAAGTGAAACTCGTTCAGTGGGTGGTTCACAAAGAACAGTTGTAACCACAGATATTTTGTTTGCGTCAACTACAGACGAGATGATACTATCTGCGTCAACCAATATGTCTTTATCAACAACAACTGGAATTATGTCTATCAAGTCTGGTGGAGATACTAGCCTTGGTTCAGTTGGTGCAGTAACGACAACATACAAATCAACTCATAATGAAACTGTATCAGGTGCAGTAACTACAACTTATGAATCATCTCATAGTGAAACTGTATCTGGTTCAGTAACAGAATCATATGGTTCACTTGCAACAACTATTTCTGGTGTGACAGGTATCAAGTATGGTGGTGATGCAACTCATCATTATGTTGGTGCGTTCAAAGAAAAGATTGACGGAGATACATTCGTTGATGCAGAAGGTGGAAAGGTTGACCATGTTCACCCAGTATCACCATCAAGAACATCTGGTACAGATGAAGTGACAGGATTATAGGAGAACAATATGGCAGATTTTAAAACAGCAGATATATGTGGTGCAAGTCCAAACCTAAACGGTGTGTTGGAGAAGATGGACAGTTTGAAGAACTCACTGTCAAGTAGTCTTACTGTTGACCCATCAGCTCTTGCATCAACATTATCAAGTAAAGTAGGAGAATTAAGTTCAAGTCTTTCAGGTATGATACCAGAATTACCCTCTGCACCAGATGTAAGTTTACAAGCAGAACTGACTGCACTGAGTAATATAAATTTATCTTTACCATCTGGTTTATTAGAGTATCGTTCTAAATTAGATTCCATTACCAATCAGTTTGGTGATTCTTTATCAAGTGCTGGTGTCAGTCTAGATAATTTAGTATCTCAAGTTGCTCCTTCAATACCATCATTGCCTGGGGCTCCAAGTGTAGACCTTTGTTCAGTAGTTCCAAACTTTAAATTACCAGATGGTGCAACTGAAGCAGCAGAGGCAGCTGCAGAAACATTAATGGCAGATGCTCCAGGCGTTGCAGAAAAAGTTGCAGAGGTTACTGCAAATCCAGAGGTTGCAAATGTACAAGCAGATTTAAAAAAAGTTGTGGACGCAGTTTCAAATGGAACTGCATATAGTAAAGCATCTACCACTGTTGAAATAAAAAGTAAAGATGTTGCTCAAACACCAATTAAAGTTGCAAAAGTAAAAGATAATCTTACCAGTAGAGAAGAAACAAATGATGCTGGTGAAACAGTTACTATAAGGGAAAGACCTAGAACTGTTGATACAACTGTTGCAAAATATTTTGATAAACCAGTTGATGAAACAATGTATACCTATGCACAATGGACTGCACTTCCTAAAGGTGGCACATTTTCTGGTGGTAAATATTATACTAATCTAAAAGGACAATGGGATATAAGACATAAAGATAGTTCATCTGTTTCTTCATCTTTACCTTCACATATGATTGCACCAACTGAAATGAAAGATGGGAGTTTTTTTAATTCTGTTCGATACAAAGGTTATTATATCGTAGACAGGTTCACAGACACTAATATACAAGTTTTTAGACCTGTTAATATCATCTATGTTAAAGCTATTCTTAAAGACAAATTAAAAAAAGATGGAGCGCCAGGCAGTGCTGGAGGTGCTGTTACTATTACAAACTACACACTCAACAGAGGTACAAAAGATGTAGATAATTATATTGTTGTTCCTAACAAAGAACAGTATGCTTATATACAAATTAAGTTTGAACAAGGAACTGTTTACAACGCAAACTTTAAAGATGAAACAAGAGAGTCACTTACGACTTAATGTATAAATAAAGACATAGGAGTCAAAGTATGTCTGCGTACAAAGATGCACAAGCCAATAATGATATCAGTCGTAATGTAAAACAGTATAGAGATTTGGATTTGTTCTTTAGTAAGAAGTCCAACAAAGATGTGAATAAGGTAACTGATATTGAAGCAGTAAAGCGTTCTGTTCGTAATCTTATTTTACTTAATTCATATGAGAAACCCTTTCACCCAGAGATTGCTGGAGATGTGAGAGGATTACTATTTGAACTAATGACACCACTTACATCAGCTGTCATTGCAAGAAAGATACAAGATGTAATAGAGAACTTTGAACCAAGAGCAAGATTGACTGGAGTACAAGCAATACCAAACTTTGACAGAAACTTGTATCAAGTGACTGTTTATTTTTATGTGGTCAATGCACCAACAGAATTAGTTGAGGTTACACAATTACTAGAGAGGTTACGATAGATGGCAATCAATGATAAAAGATTAAGTGTCACAGAGTTTGACTTTGATGATGTCAAAGACAATTTAAAAACATTCCTAAAGAACCAAACAGATTTTACAGACTATGACTTTGAAGGTTCTGGTATGAGTGCGTTGTTAGATGTTCTTGCATACAATACTCACTATCTTGGTTTCAATGCAAATATGTTAGCAAACGAAATGTTCTTAGATAGTGCATCACTTCGTTCTAGTGTGGTATCTCACGCAAAGATGCTAGGATATGAAGTCGCATCACCTAGAGCTCCTATTGCAACTATTAATGTTTCACTTAGTACATCACAAGCACTTGCAACTATGCCTGCTGGAACTGCATTTACAACTTCAGTAGATGGAGTAAGTTATCAGTTTGTTACAATCACAGATATTACAAAACAAAATACAGGTAGTGCAATTCCTTTTGACAGCACAGAAGTTTATGAAGGAACTTATGCAACAACAAAATATCTTGTAGACAGTAGTAATGTTGACCAAAGATTTGTGTTGACAGATGTTCGTGCAGATACATCAACACTTACGGTTAGAGTTCAAAACTCAACGACAGATACAACAACAACCACTTATACAAAGGCAACTGACATAACACAACTCTCAAGTTCAAGTACAGTTTACTATTTACAAGAAACAGAGAGTGGTAAGTTCGAGATTTACTTTGGAGATGGTGCAACTAGTGTTGGACTAACAGATGGTAATATAGTTCAACTTAATTATGTGATTACAAATAAGACTGTAGCTAATGGTGCATCAAATTTTACATCACCAAGTTCTATTGATGGTGTGACTGGAGTAAATGTTGTAACAGTTGCAAGTGCAAGTGGTGGTTCAGAACCAGAAACTATATCTTCTATAAAATTAAACGCACCTCTTGACTACGCATCACAAGGTCGTGCAGTTACAGCAGAAGATTACAAAGTATATGTAAGAAAACTTTTTGCAAACACACAAGCTGTTTCAGTATGGGGTGGAGAAGATGGAAGTTTCGATACAAGTACAGGTGTAAGTTCTACACCAGAGTATGGTAAAGTTTTTATATCAGTTAAAAGTACAACAGGTATTGACCTTACAATATCACAAAAAGAAAACTTAGTAAAAGGTTTAGCACCTTTTAAAGTTGCATCTATTACTCCAGTAGTGGTCGACCCAGAAACAACTTTTTTAATTTTAGGTGTAACCTTTAATTATAATTCATCTGCAACTACTTTAGGAAAAGATACTTTAGAAACAAATGTATTAACAACACTAACTGACTTTAGTTCTTCTACACTGAACACTTTTAATAGTCC